GACTTGCGAGACGATTGCTCAACTGCGTCCACACGCCAATGATGGCGAAGATGCCCGCAACGACGGTGAGAAGCGTGTCGATGCCGAATGACATGTCCATCAGACAGTCACTTCTACCCAAGCCAATGCAGCTTCATCCCATGTGTATATTTTGCCATCATCCGGATACGGCGTTGGCGCGTTCCAAAGGCAAGTGTCTCCGTCGAGTGTCCATGAGGCAAAAGGCTGTGGCGCGATAAACGCATCGCGCTCTGCGTCGTAGATAAAGCCGACACCAGCATAGTTCTTACGCAACGGACGGCCTTCAGGATGCTGACCGCCGTGCGTGTTGTATGATGTCTGCACCCAAAGTGCAGGGTCGCCAAACGCGCCTGTGTCAATAACATCCTGTTCAATAACCAGAACTTCAGTGACTATGCCGTATTCTACTTTTGCAAAATGAGCCATTGTACGTCCTTAGAATGTAATCGTGCCAGATGAGGTAAACTTGTAGATCGTGTTACCCCCTGATGTTGTAATTGTTGGTGAGCCTGTAGTCGAAGTTGCCGGGACAAGTGTGCTTATAATAACAACTCCCGAGCCGCCTGCCGCAGCCACAGCACTTCCACCTCCAGCACCACCACCGCCACCGCCAAGGTTAGTGCTACCGGCGGTTGCAGGCGTCGCGTTAGAACCGCCGTTGCCGCCGCCACCACTACCGCCCAATGCTATGTTGCCGTTATAGATATGACCGCCACCACCGCCACCAGCATATGTTACCGATGAGCCGGTTATCGTCGAAGCAAGACCTGCGCCACCAGCACCACCGACTGTCGTGCCAACACCGTTTTGGCCTACAGCACCCGCGCCGCCTCCGCCTCCGCCAGTAAAAGCAGCAGCAGTTGTCGCGCCACCCGCATTACCCTGCCCGCTTGTACCGGAACCCCCAGCAAAGCTGTTGACACCGTCGTATCCCCCGCCACCACCGCCGCTTCCGCCATTACCCCCAACACTTGGGTCTTGTCCGCCGCGTCCGCCTCCTACTGCGGTAGTCGTGCCTGTCAGGGATGAATTTCCTCCGGGAGCAGATATTGCGGCCCCTCCGGCTGCGCCACCAGCGCCTACAGCGACGGTATACGTTCCAGACGCGACAGAAGAAGTCCCTGCGACAAAACCGCCTGCGCCACCACCACCACCGCCAGAAAGCCTACCACCGCCACCGCCACCGGCAACACTAAGATAGGAATACGTGGCGAGACTAATTGTACCGAACGTGCTTTCCCAAGTGTTTGTGCCTGTTTTAAGCAGTTGTACTGCGTTGTTTGCCGCTAGGGTGGGGTACGCAAGCACAGACGCCGAGCCGTTTGTTAATACAGAAACGCCGGAAACACCTAAAAGTATCGTGTTAGTCCCACGGTTCACTATCGTGATAAGTGTCCCAATCGGGAACGCAACCGACGCATTGGTCGGGATTGTGATTGTCTGAGCGCCAGTGTTGGCCGAATAGATGTGCTTTCCGGCGTCGCCGAGGACAAGCGTGTAGTTGCCAGACTGGATATTCTGCGGGTACTGCACCGCGCTCGATGGCGGTGCGCTAGATGCCCAGTTCGTTCCGTCGCTAGTTAGGACGTTACCGGAAGTGCCGGGCGCAACAGACGCCGCCCACGCAGAACCGGTTGATATAGCAAGGCCAGCACTCGGATAAACTTGTGCGGTAATAGCCGCCCAGCTTGCATTCGCGCCGTTAGTGGTAAGATACTTACCCGTGTTGCCAGTCTGCAAAGGAAGCTGATTATTAAGCGCGACCTGCTGCACAAAAGCAGTTGTGGCTACCTGAGTTGTGTTCGTGCCAGTGGCGGCTGTCGGCGCGGTCGGCGTTCCAGTGAACGCAGGAGAAGCAAGCCCCGCTTTACCATCCAACTGCGTCTGCACATTCGATGTCACGCCATCAAGGTAGACGATCTCTGCCGCGCTCACACCGCCGATGCTTGTCGTCGATGGAAGCGTAACCGTGCCAGTGAATGTTGGGCCGACCAGCGGCGCGTAGGTTGACGCTGCCGTCGTGATGGCTAGTTTAGCGTCAAGCTGCGTCTGAAGGTTCGACGTTACGCCATCGAGGTAGCCGATCTCAGTCGAGGATACTGGGCCGATGCTGGTCGTGGAAGGCAGAACAACCGTGCCAGTAAATGTTGGCGAGGCAAGCGGGGCGACAACGCCGCCAGAAACAGTACCGGTGACATTAAGCGTCCCGGCAACAGCGGCTACTTTCCCAGTACCTACGTTAATACCAACACTCGTCCCTGTGCCGTTAGCGGCAAAGACACCATCGACGAGATCAAGGTCGGTGTTTAGCTTATTGCCCCAAGTATCGGCGGATGCACCGATCTCAGGTTTAGTGAGGCCAAGGTTTGTAGTTGTTGTATCCGCCATTAACCAAACGTCCTTGTCCTAGAAGCCAACCGACTTGAACCGGTCTTGGCCCGTTGCTCTGCAACTTCGTATTCAGCCATCAGGCGGTCTAATATACTAGACCAAACACCAATGCGCTCATCTTCTTTCAAATATGGCGCGCTCTGAACGAGCGTTGCATAGAGGTATATATCAGGGTTAGCCGTTAAAAGCCAGTTAGATGTGTTCGTATCCGACAAACCAGCAACGCGGGCGTAGTACATCAACTCGCCCGTGTAAGAGCCGTCAGGCGCAGGAACATGTTGGAACTGAGTGCCGACAGTTGAGAAGAACATCGGTACGCCAGCCGCAGAAAACTTTGTCTTCTGGATGATGGCTTCTTCCGGCGTTACGAATTCCATAACCGTGATTGGATTGGTATTAACCTGATAGCGGATTGTCTCCATCCAATCGGATGGGCGGTTCTCATACTCCGCGTCAATAGTGACGGTAGCCCGTGTCACCATTTCTGGTGAACGAAGACGGCGGTTAAGCGCAGCCTCGGCCAGTGAGATGAAGGATGGAATAGTCGCGGTTAGATCATCCCTGTTAAGGAAGTCCGCGACCGTAGTCCTCAATTCGGAGTATGTAGAAATTGCCATTAAACAGTCCCCGGCCTTGTGCGGAAGTAAAGGTTGTCCGGATCGTTCAACCACTTCTTCATCGCCTCTTGGTCTTTCGTAATACCTTGGCGTTCAAGTTCATAATACACTGAAAGCGGGATGCTGCCAACCTTTGTCCATTCACCCCAGCGTTCCGGCGCATTGTTAAATTCGCGTTTGTTCTGCTCGATGATTGCCGAAACGTCCTGCTCTTTCGAGATGATCGCTTCGTCCTTCTCGGCATAGTAATCGTAAAATGTTTTGACGCCTGTGAAAGCATCGTCGTTGATAAGGCGTTTAGTCATAAAACCCTCAATAGTTAGATGAGGGGGCGTTATGCCCCCTCACCCAAATAGACCTTCTTACGAAGTGGTCAAGTCGGCTACGATACCGTGCGCAGCTTGGCTGTTTACCTTCAGACCGTACTCGACAAGGAGCAGAGCCTTTTCAGCATCGCCCGTCTTAGCCAGATCAATCTTCTGGATTGGACGCAGAACCGCCAACGCTGCGTAATCAGGATCGGCGACGAACGCGTCACGGTCACGCTGGAAGCGGTTAGGAACGATGTTAACCGTACCGAAGTCGGACACATAGATGTCGGCTGCGCCGATGATCTGTGCCTGTTGACCGGCAGGAACGTCGCGGAAGCGAGTTGCGATACCAGTGAATGCAGAAGCGGCGACCTTGTTGAAAGGACCAACCATCAGCATCTTTGGTGTACCACCCGAAGTCCAGACCTGCTGGATTACGTTCTTCAGCAACGCTTCTGTGAACGCACGCTGCGTACCGTCGGTACGAGCCGCAGTTGGCGTTGAACCAACAGTTGGGTTAGCACCACCTACGCCGAACGAGGTGTTGGTCGTCAACCATGCAGGCAGACCAGCAGTACGACGAGCAGTCGAGGTGTTACCAACAACCGATGCTTGGTTAGCAAGCAAAGCGGATTCCATGTCGCGCTTCAGTTCCGAACCCAGCTTAGCAAGCTGATAGGTCAGTTCTGAACGACGGCCTGCCTTATCGACGCTTTCGAGCGTGCCGGAGATTACGACGTTCTTCGTGCTGATCTGCGTGTAGTTACCAACGCGTGAGGTTGGGTTAACAGCAGAGAACGAAGTGATGTCGTCACCTTCGACAGCGGCGTTAGCAGCCGATGCAGCAGCGAGGCTGTCCGTCTGCCATTCGAAGTAGGTGTTCTTGACGCTTTCACGACCGATGTTCGAGATGAACGGGGTTTCTTCTGGCGAGATGTTATAGATAACATTCGACAAGTCTTCACGAATACCGATAGCTGAGTACCGGGTAAAAGTATTTGCTACAATAGCCATTAGTTCACGTCCTTATTAAATGAGTTTATCCAAGAGGGCCGCCGCATCTGCGATACGACCGCTACGCACAAGGCGCTGGGACGCTTTCTTTACATCGGTTGAACGTGTGTTGACTTGAGTACCTGAAGAACCGGGACGGACGATCCGCGCAACCTTTCTTGGCTGTGCCTTCACCTTTTCCACTTTCTTCGAACCCTTATCAAACATCATCGCTTTGCGCAGGATTGAGACGTGACTGGCTTGAACAAGTGCACTCAGGTCGCGTTCGCTAAACCCGTTGTTTATAGCCCATTCACGAAGTTCCTTAGCTTCGCTTTGCATCGTGCCTTCGTCTTTCCATTCAGGAATGACTTCCGTGAGTTTGGCGCGCTCTGACTGCACAATGTCAGCCAAGGCCCGCTGTTGCTCTCTGGCCATCTCTTCAGCAATTCGCTGCTGTTCAGTATTAATAGCCTGAAGTTTAGCGACTCGTTCCTGACGAGACTTATTCCAATGCCGTTCTAACCGCGCCGCCTCAATGGGGTCTTCATTATAAAGATTGTCCCAATCAGGCTCAGCATCGGACTGCACCTCAAGTTGCGCTTTAAGCGCCGGTAACAGTTCCGCGTATTGAGCGCGTTCCATTCGGATCGCTTCGGCCTCACCGTGGAACGACTTGCGTTCTTCGGCTAACGCCTGAGTTTTCCGTGTGTAATCCGAATAACGAGAATAACCTTTCCGAAGTTCGTCAAGGGTGACTTCCAATTCTTTGCCATCATCTTTTACCTTGATGACTAGATCGTCAGGAAGTTCCTGTTCGATAACCTCTTCGTTGTCGTACTCTTCATCCGGGTCAGACTCTTCGGCTTCATCTTCTTCCGAGTAATTCTCGGCGTCAGTTTCTTCCTCATAGCCTTGAGCCTCTTCAGGCTCTTGCGCCTCGGCCTCGTCTTGGGTATCCTCATCAGGGCCAAGCAATTGGTCGATGGCTAGTGTTGCTTCGTGGAGGCCGATCCCACTGGGGTTGCCGACTTGTTCCGTCATATAGCACCTTCTTTATTAAATGTTAACTCCTTGATTTGGCGACTAAGCCGTCGTCAAGGATTGCCTGTAGGCGGGCTTTCAACCGCTCAAGTCCTTTGAGCGTGTGAAACATGTCAGAGCGGGAGCCGTAGTCAGTCGGGGCCGACATACGCCACTCGTCGAAAATATCTTTTTCCACTGCGGCAAATGCCTCCTTGAGAATGTCATCCTCAAGAAGGCGCTTTGCGTGGTTAGCTTTTGTCATTGGGTCCATTAAATCAACGGCTCGTATCTAGGGTTCGTTGCCATAATCGGCTGTGCTTGTGGTAAAGCTGGGGCCGGAGCCGGGGCAGGAGCCGCAGAGTTAAGAAGGCCATATCCCGGCTGGAAGAACATCGCTTCCGGACCAAAACCATATCGCTCATAATCCGTGATGTTTGGATTAGCGCGCATATCTCGGCCTGCGCCTATACCCACGCCCGGTCCAAATTGGGAGACATACGGCGTGGTTGGGCCGGTATCGCCGCCACCAGCCAAAAGATTTTTTAGAAGATCGGCTCCGATACCACCAATAGACAGGAGTTGGGGTACGTTTAGGCCCGTGCCAAGAACGCCACCTCCCTTGCCGACGGCGTTCATGTATGTGTTTAGTTCTTCGTCCGTCATTTCCGCTCGGTCGGGGGCGTCTGCCATCCCATTCGCAGCGTTAGCCGCAGCGGCGGCGGCAGCCGAGGTAATGAAATCGGCGGGTAACAGATTTGTTGGGGCTTTAACAACGATAGGGTTTCGCTGGGCTTCAATCTCTTCCGGTGTTTGCGCTTGTTCCGTTGGCGTGGAGGGCGGGGGACTAATAAGTGAGGGTAGTGCGGAACCCACCACCCCGCCCGCTGCCGAGCCAGCAAGGCTAGGCGCGACTGCTCGTGCTGCGTTTACGATGATGTCGCCAGCAGCGCCGCCGACGCCCGCAGGAATTGACGCACCTGTAAGACTACCGAAGCTGAGGCCTTCAAGCGCATTCGGGATTAAATCTGCGTTGATGCCGCCCGTTGAGGCAGCGCCTCCGGGAACAGCTTTACCAAACAATTGACCGCCAAGAGCAGAACCCCCTGCCGCCAATCCGGCGCGGAGCAATGTGTTCTCTAGGCTACGCCCTTGAGCCGCACTCGATGCCGCGGAACCCAAAGCCGCACCAAGAACTGGGCCAACGCCGGGAATAAAGCCAGCGGCAATCGGTAGAGCCACATCCGCAATCTGGCCGAGGACGCTCTTATTAGCCTTCTCGTTAGCTACGGTCTTGTACGCGCCAGACGGGTCTGCGGTTTGAATGTCGTAACTCGCCTTGCGGCCAAGAGTATCGGTCAGGTTCTGGCCTAATTCGGTCGCCTTGCGCGCTGCTTCAACGCCCGTGCCCTCGAACACAACCTTATTGGTGCGGAGGTCAACAAGGCGCACCGGCTGGTCGGTCGCTACCGCAAAAACATTGCCGCTCGTTTTGCTCGTTGGGTTGCCTTTGTTAGATACTGGCGCAGTAATGTACTGTACGTTTGGGTCTTGAATTACACTGCCCATCCGTCCGCCGCCAACGCCTGAGAAGTTCAGTCCGCCTAGACCGCTTAGGTCCAAGCCCGCCAAGAGGCTCAGGTCGTAAGGCGCAACAGCCTCTGTCGTCATGGGCATAACCGCCGCCTGACGGGGCGTGTCCATGATAGGCCCGGCAGCAGCCAAAAGGCCTTGTAGTGCAGGATCATCAAAGTAATAATCTTCAAACATTACATCATACCTTCTGGTGGCATTTCGGGTTGCATCGGCATTTCAGTCGGCATCTGTGCTTGCTGAACCGCCTGCGCCATCTGCGCGTTTTGCTGGGCCTGTTGAGCCTGCACGGCTGCCCGTTCCATCTCACCTTGCTGGCGCAGGAACTCACGGTCGCGCTGCATCAACGCTTCGATGTTGGCCGTGTTGACCTGCGCGCCGTACTTGGCTTCAATCTCGGCTGCCTTAATCATCATATCGGCGTCGAGTTTGTCGCGCTCACGGTCGTCCTTGCGCAGCATCTCTTCGCGCTGCAACTCAAGTTCTGCGGCCTTCTTTTGAATGTCAGCGCGGATCGCTTCCATCTGAACCTGAGACAGCATCTCTTCCGGTGTCGGCTGCGGTGGCGCAGGCGGGGGAGGAGGCGGCATCATAGCTGGGTCTTTGAAGAACACGGTCGGGTCTTTGAATCCAGCCAGCGCCATCATCTGAGACAGCGTGTTGTAGTAGCCCTGCATATCGGCCAGCGGTGCGCCCATCTGCATGAGCATCTCTTGCTTGGCTGCGACTTGACCCAAGAACGCCATCTTCTCTTCGTTGCTGCCAGTACCGATAGCGACGTTGACGACCACATCCATGTTCGTGTCCCACACACGTGGATCAATCGGCACGAACGTATTACGCAGACGCACCATGCGCGGTGCATCTTGGTTCTTGGCGATAAGCTGCATCGACTTGCGGAACAGGCCCTTCATGCCCGTCTCGGCGAAGATACGGCAGATCAGTTCAATATGCTGCGCTGCAGCAGTAATCGTGGCTGCTACAGCAGCGCGGGTCGAAGACTGAAGCGCATTCGCATCGAGGCCGGATGCGGCCTTGGAGATGCCAGTACGGTTCTCGCGCAGTTCATCCATGTACTGCAACATCGGGAAGGCTTGCGACCCGACGAACGGCATCGTGAACGGCTGCACCATACCTGGTGCACGCATACGGATGATGCCGCCGACTTCGGTGTTCATCACGTCTTCGATGTTGACTTGGCCTTCAACAACACCCGTGCGTGGGTGGATCGACTGAGCCAAGCTATCCAGCGTGTTACGCAGGATGTTCGACTTGATAAGCTGAATGTCCATCGTCACGTCGGCAATCGACATGCCGAAGAATGTGTGCGGCTCTGGATCGGGGCAGAAGTCTACGAACGGAATAAAGTCGCAAGCTTCCCAATGCAGTATCTTGTTGGCCGTGCCAGCAACGCAGACGCGGCAAAGTTCCGCGATTCCGTCGCCGTCCATGTCAACGTACACATAGCCCTCGATGTAGAGGACTTTGCGCGATGTTGTATCTGTGCGGCCTGTGATTTGAACGAACGCTTGCGGGTTACGGTCGAATGTTTCTGGGTTGCCTTCAAAGTCGTCAAGCGTTTCAAAGCCAAGGTTTTCAACCTCATCCCACTCGTAGCCCATCTTCACGAGATCGGATACGGTAACGTAGCGACGGTGGGCTACAAACTCGGCTGTCTCAATAGAGCGCGCACGGCGGTCAATCAGAAACTCTTCGGGCGGTACGGACTGGACGCGTAGGCGGCCCTTTTCCGTTGTGCGGACGATGGTGCAATCATAGGACGGCGGCGTCTGCTGCATCATTTCGCCCATCGGCGTCATGGTCATAGTTTCGCCGTAGGTAATCTCTACGTCCTTAACTTCGATATTGGCATCGGCCTGAAGTACCGAGAAGGTAGCCTCGTCCAGACCCGTGAAGTAGTGGGTCGTGACATCTTTATCGGTATCCCACCAAACTTTCATGATACCGTTCTTACGGATCAGGGCGTCCTTAAATGTGGAATAGCATTCGCTAAATAGGTTGTTATCGCGTGTCAGGCAGTAGTTGACGTAATCCGTCGCTTGCTGCGCGGTGGCCACATCTTCCGGGCCGTTCGGCGCAAACTCGACAACGTTACTTGCCGCGAAAAATACTTTCATGATCGACGGCATCATGGCCTGTACAGTATCCCGTACATCCATTGACATCGCCTGAGAGCGGCCTTCCTCTTCGTTGCCGAAAGGTTCGCCCTTATAGTACTGGCCCGCAAGCGCACGCTGCGGGCTGATGTCGTCGTCAATATAAGATTGAGCGTCGTCAATCTCGGCCATGACGATGTTCTGAAGTTCTTCTTCAGATACAGGCTCTTCGACCTGCTCGTCTTCCATCTCCGGTTCTTCAATGGAAACTTCCGTACCGTCGGGTAGTTCCATAGAAGTTTCGTTGGACATATCTTCGCTGTCGTCGTTTTCCGAGTTGGCGTTGGGAACCCCGGTGTCCTGATACATGCCTTGGTTCTTAGCCATGTCGGCCTTACTCGGCTTGCGGTTATTACGATATGCCATTAATCTTCACCTCGTTCAGGATAATCCATCCCGTGCATTGCCAGTGCACCGCGTTTACGGCTGCTCATTTCAGCGGTGATAGGTCCACCCGCAAGCCAAGCATCACATGTGCGGTCCCCGGCACATTTAAAATCAAACAACTCACAATACCCAAGGTTTGCTGCGGCCTGAACTTCCTCTTCGTAAGACGGACCTTCTTCGCCCTTCTCGATCCCGTATTTAATACAGGCCAACATCTGAGGCGTTTGGATAAACGCAGAGCAATTCTTGCAACGCATCGTCTTGGCTTCAGGAACGTCTGTTGCCCACATGTCTGCCTTATCGGCCCAGAACTCAGTATTAGGCTCACCGGGATTAGCGGGGCCATACCCGACATTCTTAAAGGCCCAGTTACGAGCCTTCAAGTTTGCCTTAACGTCTTGGGTTTCGATAGGGCAATCCATTATTTCTTTTTCATCTTCTTGGTCATTCCCGCTTCGGATAGAGCAATCGCTATAGCCTGTTTGCGCGATTTAGCCAAGGGAGCCTTTGCAGGGCCTTTAGGGTTTACGCCAGCGTGCAATGTGCCGCGCTTAAATTCACCCATGACCTTAGCCACTTTCTTGTCGGCTTTAGTAGGTTTCTTCATTTTGACTTCCCCTTGTTTCGGGTTGATATTGATTTGGCTTTGGACTTCGCGTCTGCTTTAGATGACGCACCCCACGCTTGCAGAGATAAGAGAAGGCGGGTCGGTTCGCCTTTCGCATTACGCTCCGGCCCCGGCATGTTTCCCATACGCGCTAAGAATGATGCCCTCCGTGGATTATCCCCTGACTTAACAGGTGCTTTCAAGTTGGCCCCTTCGGTCTTCTTGAAGTGGCTGCGGCCCGCTTCGTTGAGGCCACCCTTCGGATTTTGAAAACGCTTTGCGACCATGCAACCAAACCTATTTCTTCGGCGTATACGCGCCGCGTTCACTCAAATACACAATGGCCCGGTAAAGAATTTCTGTACTCTCTCTCGCGTGGCCAAGAACTAAATTACACCCCGAACAAAGTATGCCGCGAACATCCCCCGTCTCATGGTTATGATCGACGACAACCGGTAGTTTCCTCTTATACGCTAATGTATCAGATATTTCTACCTTACAAATAGGGCAAGCGAAATTCTGATTGGCGACGATTGTTTGGTACTCATCGTTACTAATACCGTATCTGCGCAAGAGATTGCGGTTGCGGTGGTAATGGGGGCGGGCGGCGGCAAAGGCTTGTTGGTACGCACGCATACACTTCTTACATGTACGCCTTTGGGCATGGAAGTTGTCAGTCGGCTTCTCTTCGCCACATTTCGGACAAGTCTTTGTTTCCACGGATACGCTCCCTGTTACGGGCCTATAACCTATACTTTACAGAAAAGCAAAAAAGCGGGGTGGCGGCGTTTCAAAACAACTGAGCAAATCGTCTCGTCGCTATTACCGGCCTAGCCGCGCACACCCCTAGTCGCCCGGCAGGGAGAGGGAGAGGAGAAACCTGCCGGGCAAAAGAAATATAACACATCATTCGCTTATGTCAAACAACACCCTTGATGTTACGCCGTAAGGCCCCCGTCTTGTTGGCCATCGAGTATCCGTGCATGATCGTCGATATATCTGTGGCGAGGCACAGGCACAGGGCATCCGCCTTGTCGGGTGACGGAAGTCCGCGCTTCTTCATGCTCTCCTTACTCTCCACCTGCATCTTACCAGACGAGGTAAAGGTGTAACGCGGCGACGCCAACTCGGCGAACAACTGTTCATCCTTCGGTATCTTTACGTCACGGTTCGCCAGCCACCCCTTACACTTGAACCACAACTCGGCGCGTAGGTTGGCGTAAGTCCCTTTCATCGCAGGACTTTCTGCGACGTTGATCCCACGTGCTGGCAGGCCCAGTTCGCGCAGACGGTCAAGAACGCCAGCCCCCAACCCGATACTATCGACCAGTATCTCGACTGGCTGCTCGGAAGGGACAAGCGCCTCGAACTCGGCCACGACTGCGCCAGTTAGCTGCATCAGGTCCAGACCTTTCCAAGTCTGTATCTCTTCAACAACCGGGCCGCGCCGCTTGGCGAGAGCGGAAGCGTCGGAACCCATACGCGCAACGTCGAGGCCCCACACACTTTTCGTCTGCTTGGCAATCTTGATCTCGCGGTTCATGGCCCCGTCAATCAACTCGACAGGGATGACGGTATCTTCTTCACGAGGCGGGAAGTTACCGAGGACACGGACGTGGTACGCCGGGCTGTCTTCGCCGTACCGCAACTGCATCTCTCGAACGAACGCATCGGATACGCGTGGGCTGTCGAGACAACTGACATGAAAGGTTTTCCATTCCCCTTTAAGCCGGTTATGCGTATCGTAGAACAACCCGCTGTTTCGCGTAGGGTTTCCGAGAAGAAGCGTCGTCGCATTGTGGCCCGACATAGAACCGGACGCAGCTTCGTACACACTCTCTGGGATACCGGACGCTTCGTCGGCGACGAGCAGCACGTTGTCGGCGTGGATACCCTGCAACGCTTCCGGCGTTTCAGCGCGGCTCGTTCTGGCGGAGATAAACGCTTCACTGGCTGCAGCCTTCAACTCGATACGGTCGGCCTTGACTTCGATCAGAACCTTCAGAACTTCGGGCAGTTCATTCACCCATCGCTTCAGTTCCGCGAACATCGCATCGAACAACTGTGCGGATGTCGGCGCTGTAACAACAACCTTCACTGGATAGCGCGTCAGGAAGTAATGCAGCATGGCCCAGCTTGCGGCTGTAGATTTACCGACACCGTGGCCTGAGCGGACGGAGATACGGCGTTCGCCAGAACTAATCGCCTTCAGAAACTCGATTTGCCACGGGTCCGGTTTAGTCCTTAAGATATCGCGCACGAACCCGACAGGATCATCGCGGTACTTCTTCAGGAACTCCAAAAAGAAGTTTGGCTCAGATTTCGTCATTCTTATCTCCCCTGATTACACGTGCGATTGTTTGGTGACTTACCGTGATACCATGACGCTTTGCAACTATAATGGCAATATCGCGGTAGCTATGGCCTTTAACGCGTGCGGCTTTCATTGTAATCAGCGCGTCCTGCGCGTTTGGCTCTGGGTGCAGCTTGGCCTTGCGGCCTGTGCCAGACTTCTTAAAGCCGAACGGGACTTTGCCACCGACGTATCCGCCTTGTGACTTCTTGGCCCTCTTACCGGCGGTGACACGTTCTCTGATACGGCGGCGCTCCTCACCGGAGAAGACGGCCATGATCTCTAGCATGAAGCGTCCGTTCGGGTTGGCCTTGTCCATCACATTGCCATAGCCGTTGATGATGAGATTAATGTTCGCCGTTTCCCAGTCGGCAATCACGTTTAGTGCGTCCCGTGCGTCACGGAACATACGGTCTAGCTTCGATACGATGACCGTATCGCCGGGCCGAAGGAACGCCAGCTTGCAGCCTTCTTCTCGGCGCAGCAGTGGGACGCCGCCGGAGACGCCCCGCTCTTCGTAGATATGCTCCAGTTCCAAATTATGTGTGAGCGCGATGCCTTGGATTTGGCGTGCTTGATCGTCGAGCGATGTGTTCTCGATCTGGTCCTCAGTCGAGACTCGTGTGTATCCAAAAACTGCCAACGTATTTCTCCCGTTTTTTGTTGTACATCGCTGTTACACTTTATTGTTACAACTTGGCAAGCAAAAAAGTGCAGAATTTTTTTGGCTGGGTGGTGAAAAATAAAGGAGTACGGGGGGTGGGGGGCACACCTCGATGTCTGTTTAGTTATACGTACGTACCCCCCGCGCAAGGCGGGGGCGGGGGGGGGTATTTTGAAAGTGCCCCTGCCCCCCTATAGCTAAAAAGGCACGCATTTCTGCGGGTTTCAGGGTGTAACAGTGTATTAGTATGCGACCAAATGGTGTCAGAGGCGCACAAAAACGGAGGCCCGGCGATCCCTTTTTCCCTTCTTAAACCGGCATATCGTGCCGGTTGCGTTATGCTGTATTGTTTACAATTGTTTTCAATTTAGTCGATTGACCAGACCGGCCGGTTGTTCCTATTGGCAATTCGGTAGCAACAATAGAGGGACTATCAAATGCTATTCGATTTATCACAATATATACCGTTTAACGCGTTTGCGTTTATCTGGATCACTAGCATGCTGGCTGGCTTAGCGTACGCTAGCCGCAACGATAACAAGGGAGAATAAAATGTTGCATTTAGTTAACCATCCGTTCGCGTATAACCAACCGTTCGCAGACGCGGCGCTTGCATATGGTATATCCGGCTTGGCGCTTGATATCCAATTGCAGATATTAGGCAACGAACACAATCGTTCGTTGTTTTCGCGCTTTCCAGAAAAGCTCTTAGGGATCGACACTAACGCAAAGACAATCAAAGGGGAAAAGTACAACATTAAAACGGCGATCTTGTACCTAATGCCAGCCAAGCAAAGCGGCGTGCAATTGTGCCCAATGGCCGAAACCGCCGGTTGCGAAAAAGCCTGCCTATTCACGGCAGGGCGCGGCGCAATGTCTAACGTTATGCTTTCGCGTTTACGTAAGACATTATACTTCAATCAGTACCGCGATCTTTTCATGAATCAATTGCATAATGAATTGATCCGTGAACGCGCTAAAGCCAGGCGTAAAGGCTATAAGCTTATTGTTCGCTTGAACGGGACAAGTGATATCCGTTGGGAAAACGTCAGCCTTGGCTATGCTTACGCTAACATTATGCAAGCTTTACCCGATATACAATTTTATGATTATTCGAAACTAGCGAACCGTCGCAATATACCGGCCAATTATGATTTGACGTTTAGCTATTCCGGCGTTCCAGCTTATGCGCCCTATGTCGCTAAGGCTGTTGCCAATGGTGAACGGATCGCTGTTGTTTTTCGTGATCGATCAATCGTTGACGCAATGCTGGCCAATGGCGAAACGTTTTTAGGCCTTCCCGTTGTGGACGGTGACAATAGCGACATAAGGCATTTAGAGCCTAAGGGCGTTATTGTGGCGCTATACGCCAAGGGCAAGGCCCGCAATGATCAATCTGGTTTTGTAGTAGGATAAGGGAGAAGCATAATGGTTAATCAAGTTACAAGCGATACGTTTCGGGCCTTTGTTAATCTGGATAATGGCGAAAAGCTTTTATGGGAAGGCCTAACCTATGGGCAGGCGCGCTGGCGCTATCATTGGCTAGGGCGGAATATCATTAGGCCTTTGAACGGTCCGCGTTGGAAGGCTTACGGTTATGAAATGGAAGGGAAAGCATAATGAAAAGCTTTGTTATAACGGATAACCAACCGGGCGCGGCGTATAGCGCCGATAGCGTCAATCGATCGATTGCGTCGCATAACCGGCGATCGCGCCATAAAATAGGCAAGGCTGAAGCGCGCCTAATTCACGCGTTGTTAAAGGGACATTTAAAGGGCTGATCCGTTACCGCCATATTAGCCGCGCCTATCAATAGGGCGCGGCATTTATGGCGCTAGTGCCTACAACAGTAAGGGAGAATAAAATGAACCGTTCACTAAACGTTATCGCCCGCGATATTAGCCGCGATTGGACTAAGCCTTATTTTGGCGCGGTTCCATATCTTAACGCTATGCATAGCCTGCAATCGATCCGCGATAGGTACTGTTTCGACAACGCCGAATCCGTTGTCCGATATTTCCTATCCAACGCAACGTCATGGAAAGGCGATACCGCCCGCGCAATTAAAGCCGAATTAAAAACCATGCTGAAGGGATCATAACATGATCAAGCCACAACAGGCCGCGCCATTAGGCCGCAAAAGCCGCGTATCATCGGACAATGCTTGGCCACTTCGCAATTCGGCGGGCCTGAGCTTCGCAGAAGCCAAGCGCCTTAGAGAGCAGGAGCAAAGCAAATGAACGACAATGACGAAGAACCGTTCGACCGATACACCGAACGGGCAAGCGCCACCTTGGCCTACCGTCTGATGGAGTATCTGGAGTTTCTCGGCGTGATAACGGACGAGCATGTCTGCTATCTGCGATACCCGCCAATCGAATTGATAGAAGACGCCGAGAAAGCCTTGGAGGACGAGATTTAGTTTTTAGTTTTTAGATTTTAGTTTTTAGTTTTTAGTTTTTAGATTTTAGTTTTTAGTTTTTAGTTTTTAGGATCAAAGCAAATGACGAAGAAAATGCCAGACATATACGATGACGCCCGTATTGTTGCAGAGCGACATCGGAAAATGGGTTTTAACGCTGGCATAGACGCCGCCGCCAAGGCACTAGAGGCTGATGCCGAGCTATGCGACTGCGCTGCATTGGAAGAACGCGAGTGCGGTTGCGGCGCATGGTGCGAATGGAAAAGCATTACCTCAGCAAGGGCAATTGAGATTGTCCGCACAATAAAGGACCAAAGCAAATGACAAGTGATGAGTTTAAAGCAACACGCGAGAAGCTAAACATGACGCAAGGGCATCTCGCCCGCAAGATTGGGCTGTCCGAACGGTCCATAAGATACTATGAGCAAGGCGGGCGTTCAGTGCCCGCTCCGGTCTCTATCCTCTTAGAGACGTTTCTAAGGGGTCTGGAGCGTGCATAGCTTCAATTGGGACCGTAACCTAGCAATTGCCCTATATGCCTCTCTATGGGCTGTATATGGGCTTATATGGCTATTTAAAGGATAAGACATGGCTGGACATATTAAACGACGCACGATTGCATCAAACTTAGATAAGGTTGGCGAGACCGTGCTGCTTGAGAAGATTGCTTCCGGCATGACAATGGCTGGCCTTGCCCGTGAATTGAACATCAGCAACCTATCCCTCTATCATTGGATACGCAAAGACCCAGACAGGGAGGAGCGGTTCAAGCAGGCTCGGACAATCGCGGCGGATCAATGGGCGGATGAGTGCCTCGACATTGCCGACGCTTCGGACAACGTATCGGCCAACGCTGACAGGCTCAAGATCGAAACGCGCAAATGGCTGGCTGGTGTTGCCGCTCCGGAGAAGTTCCAAGCCAAGCCGACCGCAGCGGTCCAAGTCAACGTGAACCAACTTCATCTTGATGCACTGCGCCAGCTAAACTTGGCGTTAGCAAATCCACATGAAGAAGAAGTCACCATCGACATCACGCCACCCAAGCAAGTCGGCTCTCATAACCTCGATGCGGACGACTTGCCGGGTGTGTTTGACGACGATTAACGGAAAACTGCGGTTCGGGACGCTTTCAAAAAGTTCGGGACGCTTTGGGGACAATTCGGGGACGGCAAAAACCCAGCTTCTAGGCGGCTCGGGACGCTCGGGACGGGTTTGAACGCCCATTGGTTGGCCTATGTAAGTAACATTGTAAATTG